ACCTAAAAATGGTTTCTTCCCGGTACACTTCCAATAGAAAGCTACTTGTTTCCAGTAGCCATCAAAGATTGAATCTTGACTTAACTCTTGTTGTTTCCAATAGTATTCATCTTTGTTTCTTCTCTTATAACATTTGCTAGGTTTTGTTTTTAGTTCTAAAAATTTTGTATTACTTTCATAGTCGATACGACCTATAATATCGTGCATCAATTCTTTAACACTTGCAGCTACATATCTTTCTGCTGCTGTTTTCTCATTTTTAAATATTTCTTTGACTAATTTTTTTATTTGTTCAATAATCTTATGTGCAATCTCATCTATATTATCTCTTGCAAACTTATCTTGTTCATCTATCGGATCATACTTGTTGATGTCAGCTAGCTCCTGTTTATATATCTCATTGTAATCTCTATTCTCTATCTTTGCTTTTTTATCTTTGAAGTATCTAAATTCACAAAGCAATCTTTGAGCTGAGTTGTTGGTAAGATTTCCAATCCTAGGCTTGTAGTTCATCAAGAACCCATCTCTTTCAACAGGTGTATGATAACCATAATTAGTTATCCATTTAGCCAAAGGCATATCTGAGCTTGAAGGCGACCAATGATCTAAACCTAGACCACCATTAATATTTGAAAAATATTCTTTCATAGTTGTTTCAAATCAATATAGTTATTTATACCAGATTGTCTACAATTATTTTTTTTATTTTATGCTTGTAATACATAACCTTTATGGTATTAGGATAAATTCACGAAAGGAGATTATGAAATTATCAGAATGGATAAAAAAAAATAAGCTAAGTTATTCACAAGCTGCGAATCAGTTTGGTATCATTAATATAAATCCCGCCACGAATGTTCAACGCTACGCCAAAGGACAGAGAATACCTCATCCAGTAGTAATGTTAAAGATATTCAAAGCAACAAACAAACAAGTACAACCTAATGATTTCTATGAAGAATACTGGCAAAGAGAAGAAGTTTAAATACAAAAGAGTAAAGATATATTGGTTAGATATTGTAAGTAATTCTGAATGGATGACTTTAGATAAAGCAAAAGATCAAGTGTATTCTTTCTGTGAAGATACAGGTTATTTATTACATAAAGACCCAAAGAAACTTATCATCTTTGCTTCGCATAGTTTTGATGATGATGGTTCACTTACAGTTGGTAACACTACTGTATACCCAAGATCAGTTGTTAAAAAGATAGAGGTATTGAAATGACTTATGAAGGTATGTTTGAAGAGGTTGAGGCTAGTAATAAAGTTAAGGAACTAAAAAAAACTATTGATATACTTGAGACAGAAAACAGTATTAAAGACTATGAAATAACACAACTAAAGGAAACAATAGATATGCTAAAAAAACAAAAGAAGATACTACAAGATTCAATTAGAAAACATAAATGAAATTAAAATTACTTGATTTGTTTTCAGGTATCGGTGGATTTAGTTTAGGTTTAGAATCAACAGGATACTTTGAAACAATAGCATTTGTTGAGAAAGATAAATTTTGTCAACAAGTATTACAAAAAAACTTTAAAGATACACCAATAGAAAGTGAGGTTAGAAATGTCAAAGGAGACAAATACGCAGCAGATATTATTACAGGAGGATTCCCATGTCAACCATTCAGCGTTGCAGGAAAGAGAAGAGGAACAGAAGATGACCGCTACCTCTGGGATGAAACTATTAGGATTATTAGGGAGTGCAAACCGAGGTGGTTTATTGGAGAAAATGTTGAAGGAATTATTAACATCCAAGAAGGCGTGGTCCTCAGACAAGTGCAAGATGATTTGGAAAAAGAGGGTTTCCAAGTCCAATGTCTTGTTATTCCAGCTTCAGGCATCGGTGCGTGGCATCAAAGAAAAAGAGTTTGGATTATTGCACACTCCAACAGCAACAGAGATAGGCATGAGATCAGAGGCAGCAATGGAGAAGAGAAAGAAATACAGAGAGAGTATAGGGAGAAAGACAACACCACCGGGAAACCTTTTAGAGCAGATACAAATGTACCCAACTCCAACTCAAGACTCAGCATCGGAGAGAACGAAGAAGTACAAGCAAGGAGGAACACCATTAACGATGGCAGTAAAAATGTATCCAACACCAACAGCTTCGGACATAGAAGGTGGAGTAGCAAAGGATGTACAAATGAAAGATGGTCATTTCTTCCGAGAGAACAAGAAGGGAGAGAGATGGGGAGTGAAACTTCGAGATGCGATGTCGATGTATCCAACACCAACAGCGAGGGATCACAAGGATATAGGTTACAATCCAACATGGAAACCAAGCAGAGACA